TACGCCGCCACCTACGCCGCCAACGCCTACGCCGCCGCCTACGTCGCTATGCGTATCAAGATATTAAAATACGGGATCTTGCTTTTAAGCAAACAAGCCAAGGGGGAACCAAATGACTAGCGAAAAACTGTCAACGGCGATCGGTATTTGTCTAGGATTCGGACTGTTTATCATCCTAGTCGCGCTAACACTTTTGGGGAGGTGGTAAAATGCAAATGCTAGTATACGCGCTTGTCGCTTTAGTGGCTGGTATCCTTGTGGCGGGCGGCTGGCTGATCAATCGGTATGCGCCGAGGAATGATGGGCGCAAACGATGCGGCATGTTTGATCCAACCATCACAGGCTCATGCCGATGGGAGAGTGTATGTTCGAGGATAAAGGAGTACCTATGAAGAAAACAACTGGGCCACGGTATGTGCTGGTCATCAAGCGCGACCGGATGGGGAAATGGTGGAAGCGCAAAGGCGGGGCGGATGTACGCGGGCAGATTTGGGAGCCGATGAGCAAGAAAGACGCGGCCGAGTTCGAGGGTACGGCAGGAAATACGGGGTACCTGAGGAAATTAGAAAATAACCGTTGACAATCGACAAACCAGGACTATACTTATCTCGGAGGCTACAACATGAGCGATGAGGGGATTAACTACAATTCACGCAAGCAGGGCGGTGAAAGCGAAGACGAAGATACGCGCACGATTGTGCGTCAGTACATACCGTTTCGCGAGTATGAAGTAATGGTCGGTGATACGACGATCTGGGCCAACGCCGAGGTAGAGCGCGACGACAACGGGAACATTTTTTGCGTGCGATGCGAAGGGCAGTGCTACGAGGACGAGGACGGGGAATATATTATGATTCCCGCATGGACGCTCGCATATTTCCCGACCGATCCATCCTGGCCGCTGGGCGCGCTTATCGAACGCGAGATATGCTACATTGCCGAGAAGCTGGTTGCCGAGTGGCGCAACGAATATGAGGAAGATAAATAAATGAGATATTTTATTTTCACATTATCCATGCCGAAGAATAACTCATGGAATCATCAGTGGACGGGCGCGGCCAGCAATCAGGGGGAAAGAGTATTTAGCCGCCCAGCGCGGCGAGAAGGTAGGGGATGATAGTAAAGCCAATTGAGCCTGAAGAACATTCATGCCGCAACTGCAAAAGATTCAAATCTACTAATAGATGCTGGGGGAAAGTCAAGCAGTGGGAAGAAAAGACATGCAAGCAATTCATAATCGAGGAGGCCCCCGATGTACGATAAAGTGACGGATGATGAACTAGAAGCGCTGATTTATTCTCATAGAGACTCTCGCCATGTTTCAAAGGAGCAGACCCTTGAGCGTATAGCGTTTGTCGAATTATTATCAATCCGCCGCCAAGGGCAGGAAGCCCCGAAGGCCGCGAGTGTTTGCCTCCACGGTGGCGGCAACTGTCCCGGCTTTAAGAATTGCATGGGAGCCTTCGCAGACTGCCTTGATCGAGAGACGGCCGCGAGACAGAGCGCGGAGCTAGAGCTAGCATCTATTGCCTTCAACGCGCGGATGAATACACCTGATGGATACGCGAAGATGATCGCAGAGTTTAAGGCGTTTCTCGAAGCCGAACGCGACGCCCAGCTCCAAGCAGGACGCGAGGAGGCTATGCGGGCGATATATCTACTCGGAGAACTGATGTCTTACGATAATTTTGACACATTCCCGCCGAATCTGAAAGAAAGAGTGCGCGAATATATGGACATCATGGAAGCAAAGCCCGACGCCGGGAAGGGGGAATAGGGTGAAATTAACGAAGCGTGAAAGGCTTTCCGAAATTGAGGACGTATGTGAAACAGAGGGAAGATCAACGGAATACATGATCCAGTACATGCAGGACGCGGTAGGCGTAAGCTTTGAATGCGTTATGAAATACTTGGAATCAAAAGGACACCCCCATGACGCATGAACCGATGACGCCAGAAGCTTTAGCCAACAAGATCGCGGGGCTTTACATATCCCAGCGTGACCGCCTTATCCTTGAGCAAGCGGCGGAACGGGCGGTGGATTGGTCGCATGGAAAATATCCCGAGGGGATGAAAAATAGAACAATTGAGGAGATAGTCGCATACATAGATGATGGAATACGTAAAGCCGTCCTCGCCCCGCTTAACGAGAAGTAGATTTTCCTATCTATATTCTGGAAGCCGTGCTATGATTCTAGCAAGCAAAGGAGCAACTATGAAATGGTCACTATTCGACCGCGTTCCTGAATGGATATGGATGTTTCTTCTATCTTTTGGCCTTATGCTATTCGCGATCTGTATTTTCAACGCATCGGCTCCGCGCATCAATGTCTCTATGGCTCCAAAGGCAAAGCCAGCGATCTATGTAACGAGCCGTCCGGAGTATCTGAACATTGACGGCAAGACTATCTATGCACTTGAGTACACGGCGGACGGCGTTTCGCAGTTCCCGGTAAACTTTCCATCGGTCAAGGAACGGGCCGAGTTCGAGGGCTGGCTGTATCAAGTCGGGGAGAGGGCAAAATGAGTTGTTTACGTTGCCGGTTTAGGGGGACACATACGCGCAAAGGGTACCCTTGCGGTAAGTTCGGGCAGTTTATTCAGGATCTTGACGGGCATTGCGAGTATGAGGAAGATGTGAAAGCGGATGATATCACGCTTGATTTATTCACGAAGGGAAAGAAGTGAATATGCCATCACCCGTATACGACCCGCTGGAACAGACCATCGGGGCCGACGACATCATCGGCTGGAACACAGACCACCCGCGTAACGCGTGCCCACTACACCAACGAATAACCGCGATGGGTAACTTTCCGTTCAATACGCGCGTGGCGTACCTGAATTGCTCATGCCTGAGGGACGGCGGAGACCGGGTAGGATCTGACGACACCTACGAAGCGTTCCAGGAAAAGCGGGATTCAAAACGGCCGATTCTGATGCAGATATGGGGGCACTTTGGCGGGGAGCTTGTTATAAAGCCCATCATCGAATACGCTGAGCTGCTTGGCGTGCGTCCTAACTCGATCAACGGGGCGAAACGTCGGGCGCTGGCGAAAGACAAAAACGCGATGACCGGATGCTGCCGGGGATTCGTTTTTGGATGGGGACCGCCTCCGAAAAAATAATGCTATAATATTAGATTAGTGCTATACCCTCTCCGCATTTCCATGGTAGTATCCCTATATGGGACAACTATCCGTTGGCATGTTGGATACGCTCAATTCCCTGTACCGCCACGAATTAACCAATCATTTGATTTATCGGCAGCTCCAGTCCTGGGCCGCTTTCCGTGGTCTGTCGGGAACCGAAAAATGGTTCGCGGGCCAGGCCGCGGGCGAATCCGAGCACGCGGAAAAAGTTTTCTCGTATATTCTTTCCCGCAACGAAACCGCCGAGCCCGCGCCTTTCTCCTTCGCCGCCGCATTCAACCCCGATTCATTCAAGTCGCTTTTCGACTCCGCACTAGAGGTAGAGCGTGGCACAACAGCTGCGTGGTCCGCGTGCTACGCATCCGCGATGTCCGAGGGCGACTTCATGACCGCCCAATGGATCATGGACTCAGACGGCATTATGGCCGAGCAGATAGAGGAAGAGAATACCGCGCAGACGAACATTGACCGACTGACCATTCTTTCCGATGGGGGCACGCTGACGGGCGAACAGATACATTTGTTCGATGTCTTACTCGCTTCGGGGTTCCCTAAGTAATGGGCTTCTTTTCCAGCCTGAAGGCCATGGTTTTGGCCGCTTCCGGCAAGGCCGAGCTTTTCCAGCCGCGCTGGTCTGTGCCCCCGAAGCGTAATGGGCGCGACTGGCTCGATATCGCGCACAAAAGCCCCCGGCTCGATCCGATCGATATTATCGCGCAGGACGTCGCGGGAGCCGATTTCGAGGTCGTGCGGCGTGCGCCTGGGCACCGACCGGACAAAGAAGATTTACCCGTATACGATTCACCCATTTACGATCTGCTTGATAACCCGATGCCTGACCATCCTGAAATCGATGGATGGATTTTCCGTTATTTGTCGGATTGTTACCTTTCAATTCTTGGCGAATGTTTCTGGGTGATCGAGCGGAAAGGGATTATTCCGTTTGCCATGTACATCGTGCCGTCAACATGGGTAGTTTCTACCCCGACGCTTGAGCAAAACTTTTACCGAGTCATGCCGCTGGGGAATATCTCCACGCAGCAAATCAATATTGATGCACGCGACATGATCTGGTCGAAATCGCCCGACATGGTGAACCCCTATTGGCGCGGGCGAGCACGTACTGAAGCCATCGGTGACGAGGTAGAAACGGACGAATTCGCAGCTAAGTACCAGAAGCGTTTCTTCTACAATAACGCTACCCCATCAATTCTGATCTCTGCTCCTGGGATAACGTCCGACGACGCCAAGGCATTCAAGGAAAACTGGATGCAGAGCCTTGGCGGGGTGTATAACGCCGGGAAAGTCGGAATCGTACCGTCCGATATCACCGTTACAAAAATGACCGACTCGCCGCGCGAGCTTGACTTCAACGCGTCTCGGTCATTCCTTGCCGATCAGTGCCGATACCATTTTAGCATCCCGCCCGAGATCATGGGCAACGTCGAAAACTCGAACCGCTCGACCATCGATTCAGCTTTCTATCTGTACTCGAAAAACGTTGTGTCTCGCCATCTTACTCGATGGGAGCGGATCATCAACCGCCAGCTCTGCCCTCAGTTCCCCGGAAATCAAATAATAAAGTTCAAGACCGTTGTACCTGAGGATGAGGCGTTCAATCTGCAAAAGGCGAACGAAGGATTGACGCGCGGAGCCTTGACCGTGAACGAGTGGCGCAAGCTAACCGGAGAGAAGGAAATTGAGGACGGGAACGTCTACCTTCGCCCATTTAACCTTGTTGCTACCGAGGTCGGGAAGAAGCCGGAGAAGGTGCTGACCATCGCGCCCGACAAGTCGCCCGCAGCGATGGGAGATGAAGAGAAGCCCGCACCCATTGGTGATGTCGGCAAGGCTATGCGCTATGCTGTGGCGAAGTCGGCCGTCAAGGGTTTGACCGAAGACATAAAGCGCACATACCACAAGGGAATTGACTCGACCGCGACCGAGGACGAGAAGTTATTCCGTGCGGCCGTCAAGGCATTTGGCGAAGATCAGCATTCTGCTATCTCGACTGAGTTTCGTGCCGCTCGCAAGCTTGGGCAGCCATACACGCAAGCCATGGAAACTGCCTGTCAGAATGTATTCGGGAAATCCGCCGACGAAGCAGTCGCCGCGAAACTAACGCCCGCATGGATGACGACAATGCACGACGGTGCGGAGAAGGCGGCCGACCTCCTGGGACTTCCACCCAACTTCGAACTGTATAATGTGCAATTTGGCAGATGGGTGAAAGAGGTAGGCGCGCAGCAAATCTCCGGGGCGATAAATCAGACCACAAAAGACGCGCTTCAAAAGACGATAGCCGATGCCGTAGAAGCTGGCGAGTCATCGGCCGATATCGCAAAGCGGATTGCTGACGAGTTCAAAAAGCTGACCGGCGAAACTATGGACGCGTCCAGGGCGATGAACATCGCGCGCACCGAATCGCAGCGCTCTATCAATTACGGGCAGTTGGTAACGTACAAAGAAGAGGGCGTCGCTAAAAAAGAATGGCTAGCTAACTCATTCGGTCCGAATGCGCGCGAAGATCATCGGGCCATGAGCGGGGCCGAGGTTGGCGTTGACGAGGATTTTGATAACCCCGAGACGGGGAAGAGCGCCCCCGCTCCTGGGATGTTCAACGATCCTGCCGAAGACTGCAATTGTAGATGCACAATCCTCCCGGTAGTGGAGTAAGGAGAACATTATGGGAAACAATGCTTTTGGACCGGGAAGCGGACGGAGCCTGACGAAGGACGGAGCCGAATATGATCTGGTAGACGCTGCAGAGCAAGCGCTCGGCGGGCAAGGCTTCTATGTGATTTCTACCACGGCGGCGACTCCCGCTCCGGCGGGCCAATGCTTCTTCGCTATCCAGCCGATAACCGCGACGACCATCGCCGCGCTTACCCCTGACGCGAGCGCGCCGATCACCGGAACCGCAACCGGTATAGCATACCCAATCAATTTTATTATCTACGGCAAGTTCTCATCGATCACTCTGACCTCAGGATCGTGTATCGCGTACCTGGGGCAAATCTGATGCGATTAAAGCTCGGCTTAAGGATCAAGAAATGACGGCTACCATGGCGGCCCTCATCAGCATTGGCCTTTCAATCGTCGGATCGGTCGCCACGTTTTCCGCATGGTGCGGGAGCAACGGGCAAAAAATAAAGGATCAGGCCGTAGAAATAGCCGAGCTTAAAAAGACTCTTGCAGATCAGCTGTGCAAGACCGCCTCGCACGATACGGGTATCGCGCGTTTAGAAGAGAAGATGGACAACGTGCAACGTGATGTTGCGGATATCAAGAAAATGCTTGATCTGTTTCTTGAGCGCCGGTCCGTAACGAGGGTAGAAAAATGAACCGTCAGAAAGAAATGGCCGTTGTGGTTACTACCGTATCTGACCGCGTTCTCCGGTTTGTCGGTAGCGACGAATCGGTTGACCGTGCGGGTGATGTCGTCATGGCCGATGGCTGGGACGTTTCCGGATACAATCAAAACCCCGTCGTGCTGTTCAATCACGACTACTCGAAGCCGGTAGGAAAGGCCGTGGCTGTGCGCGTGAATCGGCGAGACAAGCGGCTTGAGTTCGACGTGAAGTTCCCGACGACTGACGAGATATCGAGTGACCCGGCCAACCCCAGCGAGCACGCACTTTTCGTGGACACGATTTACAATATGTACAAGGGCGGATATCTGTCCGCTGTCTCGGTCGGATTTAAGGGGAATCAAATGGAGCCCATCCCCGGATCGTATGGGATGAAGTTCACGAAACAAGAATTACTCGAGCTATCGCTTGTCGCGGTCCCCGCGAACGCGAACGCGCTTATGACCGCGAAAGGTTACGGCCTACATACGGAATTATTGGGAGGCGCTTCAATGGAGACGCAAGAGAAATCCGGGGCGCGGCTCTCGAAGAGTTCGCGCGAGAAGCTTGAAGGAATGTACAACAAGCACAAGACGCTTGCCGAGGATATGCGCGCATTCCTTGACGAAGACGAAAAAGGAAGCGGGATCGAAGAAGGCGGAGAATCAGGCGGGATCGAGAAGCCTAAATCCGCTCCGGTCGCTACCGAGAAAGTTTTAATCTTGTCGGGTTCGCCCGACTCGAAATAGTAACTCCGCTAGACGGAGAAAGGATTGGAAGTTATGGCTGAAGAGAAGAAAGAAATCGGCATGACTGAACTCTCCGAACTCATCGACAAACACGTCGCTACGGGCATCGAAAAAGCCGTTGGCGCGGTAAAGGCGGAGTTCGCCGAGCATCAGAATGAAGTGGAGGCCAAGTATCAGGCCGTTCACAAGCTGGAAAATGACGTTGAAGGCGACAAGCGGAAGGGTTTGACCCCTGCCGTGCGGTTCGGCCGGTTCGTCAAGGCGCTTGCCGCTGGACGCGGCGACCGAGGCGTGACCGTCGAGTTCGCGCGCAAGATGTACGAGGGCGACGAGATGTCTATTGGCTTCGTCGAGAAGGCCATGGGCGCGACTGTCCCCTCCGATGGCGGATACTTCGTTCCTAACGTCTTGTCGTCTGAGGTGATCCCTTACCTCTACAACAAGATTATCATGCGCCAGGCGGGCGCGCGCGTCGTGCCGATGCCGAATGGGAATATGACCATTCCTCGGTTTGATGCTACTGCAACCGGCTATTGGGTAGGCGAGAACACGGCCATCACCAAGAGCCAATCAACCATTGGCTCGATCAAGCTGAACGCCAAGAAGGCGGCCGGGTTGGTTCCGATCTCCAATGACCTGATTCGGTCTTCCGCCATTAGCGCCGATCAGTTCATCACCGACGATCTCGTGATGGTGCTCAAGACATTGCTCGACAAGGCGGCCTTGTATGGAACCGGGACGTTAAACTCTCCTGCGGGGCTCGATAACTTGATTGCTTCGGGCAACAAGATTTCCACCACGACCACGGCCATGAGCTATAACGACCCGTACAACCTCCGCCGCCTGGTAGAGCGCAAAAATACACCCATGACGAACACCGGCTACATCTGCAACGCGGATATGAAAGCCTGGATGTCAACCATGAGGACCACGACCGGCGCGCTAATGTTCCCCGAGATCGCTCAGGGCAAGCTCCTCGGCGAGCCGCTGTACGTGACCAACGCCATTGCTTCCAGCGGAACGACCTACGGAACTGACCTGTACT